GCCCTTCAGTTTCGTCGCCTGGAGCGCGCTCGAGACGGCATCGCCGATGTAGTTTTGCATCCGAGCAGCCTGGCCAGTGAAGGCCGATCCAGAGCCCCCAGAGGGGCCCTGGGCGGCCGCAACGGTCGGAGCCGACACCGAAGGTATGCCGACTGACCCAGACACCCCTGACGGGGCGCTGACGTTCGGCGTAGACGCGCCACCAGTGCCAGCAGACAGGATCGGATTGAGACCTGCAGCTTTCATGTCGGCCGTCGCACGCTGATACGCCGTCGACGACATTTGGGTCTCATAATCACGCTGAACCTGAGCCTGCTGATCCGAAAACTGCATGGCTCGCTGAGCCATGTCGTTGTTGAAGGTCATCGCCTGGTTCATGAAAGATTGGTCGGCCGCCTGCTGGTTGCCGACCATCTGAGTCGCATAAGCCTGCGCGTTCGCAGTCGCCTGCGTGTTGAACGCCATCTGCTGACGCGCCATAGCCGCTTGAAAGTCCTGAGAACCCTGCTGCGACAGGATACTCAGTTGATTAGCCTGTTGGGCCTGTTGAGCATTGGCGGAATTCGTCAAAGCTCCGCCAAGAAGCGAACTGCCGCCAAGCGCGGCCGCGATCGCCAGTGAGACCGGATCCATCAGAAGTGATCGATCAAGCCAGGCACGCCGTAAACCGGCATCGGCCTGGCGCAGCGCAGCTGAAACCAGAAATCCACTATGAAAGTGGGCTCGGAGGGCACTGCAACCACACGAGCAAACGGAGGATTATCCTGTATGAACACGTCGTTAAGAAGAGGCCTAGTCTCGAAGTCCTGGGAAAGATGCCAACTATCAAGAGTTTGTGGAAACACAGAGCGGAACTGACCAGTAATCCGAGAAGGATAATACCTATACTCAGCATACCGCTCCTGATAGCCGAAGACTGTCTCGTCATCCGCACTTCCATCACAGTAAATCTCCTTGCTTAATACAGCTTGCTCACCGATATGTGCAAGGGCCGGCCAGTAGAAGTCGAACCGGGAACGGCGGCTAAACATACGAGCAAGGCCGCGCTGATAAGTAAGATCAGCCCTAACGCTAACGAGGCCGATAATAACGCCATGCTCAGTGAAGGCCTTTGAAAAAGAGTGACCGTGCATTGTTGAAGTGCCAAATGCCGCAAGATTGCCCTGCGGCGTCTCGCCGTCTGGAATGCCTGACGCAGAGGTCTGAGGCACTTGAGATACAAGTACAGGAGACTGGCCGCCGCCAAGATATTCTGGACGTTGTAGACGAGCATCGGGGGAAGTGACGCCAAAGTGAGCACGAATAATCTCCGTATACCTTGTGCCGCCACGAGCATCACGCTCGTATAGGCGCTGAATCTGGAAAGCCTGACGCAGTTGATTGATCGTCGAGGCCGTCGCCGCACTCAAATCAGCCGTCAGCGCCGGATTGGACCACTCCGCGGCCGACGCCACAGCCGACGTGCCGCCCCAGTGGGCGGTCGTATCGGGAGCAACGCCCCACGACAAAGCCACGCCGGCGCCAGGCGAACTCGCAGTCGTGAACAGAGGAACGCCAGCGCCAATAACAGGAGCCGTCGCCCCTAAGGGTATAGAGACGCTCTCTCCCTTCTGCGGCCAAGGCAAGCAGCTGGTGAAATAGTCATGTCGCTTGCCACGACGAAGCAAGGCGTAGTCTGCGTCGCTATCAGGGCCGTCTCCGCGATTGATTGTGACGCTCTCCTGGAGGTTCTGATCTCGAAACCATTCATTCCAGACGAGGTTATAAGCTCGGTGCCAGAAGGCGTCGACACGAAGTCCTCCGACGTCGACCGGCAACCCGAAATAATCGCTGAGGCTGCCAACAGCCCAACCATCAACAGGAGCCACGACCTGCGGAACCAGAAAATCAGTGCTATCGCCAGGATCAGTCTGCTCGCCATTGAACTTCTGCCAATTGTCCCAGAGGAGCCGATTCGGAACGAAAAAAAAGAAGGTGTTGAAATACGCATTGTCCATCAGAGGTTTGATCGGCGTCGCCAGACGCGCAAAGCCAGTCATGTTCAGATTAAAGGTATCCCCCGGCAACACCTCATCTATGAAGATCGGGATCAAAAGCCCGGCATCCATTGTCGTCTTCGCCGAGAAAGACCGGTCGAAAGAGGAACGCGGTATTTCAGCTCGCGGAACCTGCGAGAAGCTATGCGCCATGTTTGAAGGCATTCGCATTTAAAGACCTCCCTGGTAAACGGCAGAACCATTTGAGAACGATCCAAGGATAGCTGAGACGGAACCCATGACAGACGGGGTAATAGATCCCAGCGTTCCAGTATTGTCATCGAACACTCCGACCTTATAAAGAACGTAGTCATCCGGATACTTACCAGGCGTAGTGTTCTTGTCCTGCCCGAGCTCGAACACCGCACGCATCGCCAGAGCATCATGATTGAGAAAGAAAGCCGGCGAATAAACGCCAGTCTTAACGTCAAGGAGCGAATAGCCATACAAAGTCATCTCAGCCGTCCCTTTTAATACGAGCCTGCTTAAGAATTCGAGACTCCTCACGAACAGCAAGCCGTTCCTTCGTGAGGTCCTCGGGATTATCCCGAAGCCACTGCTTGCCTTTGCGAGACAACACATCGAAATCGTCGATCGCAAGCAAGGTTTCCTCCTTCTCGGGCCGAGAGCCCGGATACTTAAAGGAGTTCTTCAACCGCGCCTTATAGTACTTCGGCACAGGGAATTTTTCGCCGTCAATAACCACGAAGTTCGAGGGAAAGCAGTCCGCTTCCCACCTCTCAAACCAACCGTGCCCGATCCCGGGTTTTGTCGACATTGTGGCGAACTCTGGCCGAACTTGTGAAACTGCGCCAGTCAGCGGATGAACCCGCGTATAATGATCCGCAGCGATCGGACCGTTGATTTTCTTAAGGCAGTAGCGCGCCACATACGCGCCAGACGAGCGGGAGACAGTCCCGATTTCCGCATGACCAAAAGGCCAAAGCTTCTCCAGTAGCGCAGAACGATACGTGAGGTAGCCTGTGGCAGTTTTCCGCCAAGCCGAACGATCGGGGAAGTCGTAGCCGAAGATGATTGCGTGATAGTGCGGCCGATTGCCCTGGTCGCCATACTCCCCGCATGCGTAGAACCGAATACGCGTGGGCGCGATCTCTTTGCGAAGTCGTTTGACGAATAGCTGGAGCTCGCGAAGGTCGACCGAATAATCGTCCGGCAAATGGTCGTCCGAGTAGGTGAGGGTGAGGAACGAGTTTTCTTCATGGAGGCTCACCTCATGAGCGATACGGGTGCCCCAGTCGCGAGTCCGATCCATCCTACAGCCTATACAGCCGCCACAGGGCACCGTGGCCGGTACTTGAGTAGGGGAGGCGCGGCGGCTGAGTACTACGCCTCCCCCTTGAGCTCTAAAGCCGTGCACGGGGGAGTAGCACGGCATAGCTCAGGCGCGGATCCCACCGCGCATCGGAGCCATACCATTTTTCCTGTGGTGCTTTGAAGCTTTTCGCGAGAAGTCTCGCTTCGAGCGCTTCGCCGACATTTTGAACCGCTTCATGATCAACCCCTTTCTAATTCCCCACTCTTGGGGTGTGACACTAGATGTTAGTGTCATAGAGTCCTATTGACAACAAGTAAGGCATAGGACTCAGGATTTTTTCCCCTCGCCCTCGCTCGCGGCGGGCTTTCCGCCGCTCGCATCGGGGGGGGGAGCCGGAGCGTTAACGACCGGCGATTTGAACACACCGATTTCGGTGAGATAGTCGCGCTCACGAGGGTCCTGGAGCGCGCCAAGAAAACGACTTGGGTCGTTTTGATAGTGCTCACGCACTTTAGAAGGTAGAGATGCAAAAGCATCAGAAGCTTCCGCTATAATTTGTAATGATGATTGAAAGTCTAGATTATCAGGAAGATCTATATATTGCTGAGAGTTTGAGTTTATATGATTTATTATACCAGTTTTAGAGAATTGTTTTAGTATATTATTTATGTCACACTCAGCAGCCATTGATTGTTTAGTTATGAGTTTATCAGATAATGGAGTAGTTACACGAGAGTGAGGATGATAGAATGAGTAGAGCCGTTGAGACTTAGCCATTAGAGCACCAAGTGGTTAGAGAGCTAAGAGGCATTCGAAGAAGAAAGAAAGAGGCATTCGGAGGGGCCTTGCCCCTCCACCCCGCTTTACCACAGCCGAGTACCTGTAGTCTGTGATTGGTTAGAATTATAAGGACCCATGGTCCAAGGGTTCACCCTATACGTCGTACTAGGGTTCGAGGGAGATTGAGAAGGATCAGGAGTTTTAGGTGAGGCCGACGGTGTCGTGCCAGATAGAAAGCCAGGGAGCAGTCCCTTGTCTTTGAGTTGCTGCGCAACAGTTCCGGTAGTCTTTTGAACCTCGGCGGGACCGCCTTCAGAGACACCGTATGATTGAAGATTGCCGACTTGCTCAGCCGTCTTCGCAGTCGTCGCACGCAGAGCGTTTATGTCCGCGCCGGCCTTCGGGCCGACCCAGCCAGTTTCAGCGGTCGTCTTCGCCGCCTGAGCTGTCGCAGCTGCGGCCTGAGCGGTGTTCGTCACCGCTTGAGACGTCGCCGACGCAATATTGGCTTGCTGCAGACCGAGCTCGCCCTTCAGTTTCGTCGCCTGGAGCGCGCTCGAGACGGCATCGCCGATGT